TATCAAACGGGTATCTAACTGTGCCTGACTCTATATATGGAGTAACGGGCTGTTTTACTCTAGGTGGTACTTACTCAGTAAATAATCTATTTAATGTTCGTTATCAGATTCACTTAAACGATTTATACGACATGCTTCAATCATCTATTGTTCCATATCAAATGGCGATGACTCATATTAATATGCTTGAAGAAACATTTGTCGGTAAGCAACCAATTCGTTATAACAGACATACTAATAAAGTTTATATTGATACTGATTGGTCAGCTAAGATTCCAGTTGATTCATATATAATATTAGATTCTTATCAAATTATAGACCCTGATATAAATTCAGATATGTATAGAGATAGATGGTTGTTAAGATATACCACTCAGCTTTTTAAACGTCAATGGGGTGAAAATTTAAAGAAATTTGAAGGTTTACAAATGCCTGGTGGATTAACTTTTAACGGTCAAAAAATCTATGAAGAAGCTATGGAAGAAATTCGTAAACTAGAAGATGAAATGATTTCAAGCTACTCACTTCCAGTTCATGACATGATAGGTTAACCATGGCTACTAACAAGTATTTTAATAACTTTAGTTATGGTCGAGAACAAGATTTAGTTGAAGATTTAACGATCGAAGCAATTAAAATTTACGGTCATAATATAAAATATTTACCTCGTACTCGAGTTAACACTGATAATTTATTCGGTGAAGATACTTTGTCCTCGTTTGACGAAGGTATCGATATTGAAATGTATATTAAAAATACTGAAGGGTTCGAAGGTGAAGGTGATTTACTTTCACGTTTTGGTTTAGAGATTAGAGATAGTGTTACATTTACTGTAGCTCGTAAACGTTTCGATCAATCTATTACATCACCTAAAATTTTAACTGAAGTAGGTTATAATATGATATTCGAAGATGGTAGTACAACCACTCCATCAAGACAGTATCTATCTGGTTCTCAAGACACCGATGCGTTTATGCTAGAAGGCGATGATTATCTTAATACTATAAACAGACCTCAAGAAGGAGATTTAATTTACTTTCCTATGGTTGGTAAATTATTTGAGATTAAATTTGTAGAGCATGAACAAATATTTTATCAAACTGGTAGACTTCAGACATATGATGTTCGTTGTGAATTATTTGAATACAGTTCAGAACGAATTGATACAGGTGATAGTACAATTGATGCTATAGAAGATAGATATACTCTTAATACCCTCGGGTACGAGTTCGTCCTGGAAGATCAATCAGGAGTTGTTAATCTTGAAGGCGGTGGTTCATTACTACAAGAATATACTATTGAGACAATAGACAAATCAGCTAATAATTCTTACTTCCAACTTGAATCAGAAAGTATTTTAGACTTTAGTGAGACTAATCCGTTCTCAGAGATTGATAGGTATTAAACATGTTTGGTAGAACTTTTTATCACGGTACATTAAGAAAGTTTGTAGTAGTATTTGGGAATATGTTCAACGGAATATATGTTCAGAGATTTAATTCAAGTAATGAAAGAGTGCAAACTTTAAAAATACCTATCTCATATGGTCCTAAAGAAAAATTTCTTATACGTTTGGCTCAAGATCCCAATTTAGATCAAGATGTAGCTATATCTCTCCCAAGAATGGGATTTGAAATGGTAGGGCTAAATTATGCAGCTAATAGAAAATTACCTTCTTCAATAAAACATTCTAAAGTTAATAGAGAAGATAACAATAATTTAACTACACAACGTATTCCTGTACCTTATGATATTCAATTTACTTTAAGTATATTTGTAAAAAATGCTGATGATGGTACACAAATATTAGAACAGATATTACCTTATTTTCAACCTGAGTGGACTAATAGCGTAAGACTTCAGCCAGAATTAGATTTAGTTTATGATGTACCTGTAATACTAAACGATGTAAATGTAGAAGATACTTATGAAGGTGATTTTGCTGCACGGAGAGCATTAATTTGGAATTTAAATTTTACTATGAAAGGTTTTATGTTTGGTCCTATATCTACTACAGGTGTTATTAGAAGATCTATAATCGACTTAGGTAATTTAAATAACACAACAGCATTAGAAAGAGTAAATTCGCAGCCAGGTTTAAAAGCTGATGGTACACCTACATCTAATAATGCACTATCAGTACCTATCAGTGATATTGATGCAGATGATGATTATGGAATTTCAACGGATATAAATGATGTCTAAAAAATCAAAGTTTGAAAATAATTTCGAAAATATATTTAATTTACCTGATAGTCCACCTTTAGTAAAAGATGTAGAGCTTGTAAAGCCTGATACAACTAAAGATGATATTGAAAGCGATTATAAGTATGCAAGAGAAAATCTTTATAATGCTATTGAGAGAGGTTCAGATGCCTTAGAAGAGCTAGTAGAGTTAGCTAAACAAAGTCAAAGTCCTAGAGCGTTTGAAATTGTTGGTCAGATGATTAAAACTTTAACTGATTCAAATAAAGATTTGTTAGAGATTCAGAAAAAAGTAAAAGATTTAAAACGTGAAGAGAAATCTAAAGGTCCTAATAATGTAACTAATGCATTATTTGTAGGAAATACAGCTGAGCTTCAAAAAATGTTAAAGGATAATAGTGATGTATGAGTATAGATGTAAATTGAGAAAAGTAGTAGACGGTGATACAGTAGATATTGATGTTGATTTAGGTTTCGGTGTTTGGTTACAAGATGAAAGAGTTAGATTGTATGGTATTGACACCCCCGAATCAAGAACTCGCGATTTAGAAGAAAAAAAATACGGCTTAGCCGCAAAAGAATATGTTGAGAATTTTCTGGATGATGAGTGGTTGACTCTTAAAACAAAAGAGTATGACTCTAAGGGTAAGTTTGGTAGAATATTAGGAGAACTGTGGAGAACCTCTAGTTATGCTGATAAGTCATTAAACGATTATCTAGTTGAAAAACATCACGCCGTCCCTTATCTAGGACAGTCTAAAGAAGATATCGCTGAGCAGCATTTACTAAATAGATCTAAACTAAATCTATAACCTTAAACAACTACACGTTGATTATAGTATAATATGAAAAGAAGTGCAACTGATAAATGCCAGAAATTTACTTAGGAAATCAAAATTTAAAAGCTGCCGGCGTTCAAGTTGAGTTTACTCAAGATAGCGTTATGGAGTATCTTAAGTGTGCTCGTGATCCTATTTACTTTATAAAAAAACATTTACAAATTGTAAGTATTGATGAAGGTCTTGTACCATTTGAGCTCTGGGATTTCCAAGAGACGATGGTAAAAACATTTGAAGATAATCGATTTAGTATATGTAAGTTACCTAGACAGGTTGGTAAAACCACAACTGTAGCAGCTTATATTTTATGGAAGGTATTATTTACTGAGCAATACTCAGTTGCTATTCTTGCGAATAAAATGGCTCAAGCAAGAGAAATACTTGGGCGTATACAATTAATGTATGAGCATCTACCTAAATGGATGCAACAAGGTATCGTAGAATGGAACAAAGGTAATATTAGATTAGAAAATGGTTCTGAAATACTTGCTTCTGCTACTTCATCAAGTGCTATTCGAGGTACATCTCAAAACTTAATTTATCTTGATGAGTTTGCATTTGTACCTAATAATTTACAAGAAGAGTTTTTCACATCAGTATTTCCTACTATTTCATCTGGTAAGTCGTCTAAAGTATTAATTACATCTACCCCAAATGGAATGAATATGTTCTATAAATTATGGGTAGATAGTGAAGAAAATAGAAATGATTATGAAAGGGTAGAAATTCACTGGTCTAATGTTCCAGGTAGAGATGAAAAATGGCGAGAAGAAACTATTCGAGCCACATCTGAAGAGCAGTTTAGACAAGAGTTTGAGACAGAATTTTTAGGAAGTACTAATACTTTAATTCATCCTACTGTACTAAAACGGTTAGTATTTAAATCACCTCTATATAAGAAAAATGGGTTTGATTGTTATCATGAACCAGAACCAAAAAGAAATTATATAGTAGTCTGTGATGTCTCTAGAGGTGTAGGTATGGATTATTCTGCATTTATTGTTTTTGATATTACTGAATATCCATACAGAGCAGTAGGTAAATATAGAAGTAAAGAAATATCTCCTATGATTTACCCTAATGTAATCTACGACACGGCTCGAAAATATAATAATGCATTTGTATTAGTAGAAGTTAATGATATTGGTGAACAAGTTTCTAATATATTATATCAAGATTTAGAATATGAGAATATGTTAAGTACTGTGTATAGAAGTGGAACACAACATATATCAGCTGGTTTTGCTGGAAGACAGCAAATGGGAGTTAGAACTACAAAAGCTGTTAAGCGCGTAGGGTGTTCAACTCTTAAAGATATGGTAGAACAAGATAAGCTTATAATTGAAGATTATGATTATATATTTGAACTGTCTAACTTTGTATCACGTAAAGAAAGTTATGAAGCTGAAGAAGGAATGCATGATGATTTAGTTATGTGTTCAGTTTTATTTGCTTGGTTAGTTCGTCAAGAATATTTTAAGGATATAACAAATGATGATTTGAGAAAAAGACTTTATGAAGAAAATCAGCGAATGATTGAAGAAGATATACTTCCTTTTGGTTTTTATGACGATGGACAAGAAGAAGAAGGTATTATAAATATTGATGAAAGAAGAATCGGCTGGTCTTTGCCAGACAACCGTGATTTGTGAAAGACATAATATTATAAATAAAAAGAGAATTAAAAGCCTCATTAAAGGAGAATAATCATGCCATTTCAAGTATCACCGGGCATCAATGTCAGTGAAATTGATCTTACTGCGGTTGTTCCTGCTGTTTCTACAACTACTGCAGGCATCGCTGGTCATTATCGTTGGGGGCCTGTTAATACGGCCACATTGATATCCTCAGAAGATAACCTGGTTAGTCAATTTGGAAAACCAGTGACAGCGACCGCAACAGACTTTTTTACTGCAGCCAACTTTTTAGCATACGGTAATGCATTGTTTGTTACACGTGCTGAAAATGCAACAATGTCAAACGCACATTGTAACGCAGCTAATACAGTTGTAACAAGAATAGATAGTGATGAAGATTATGATAATAATCATGCGTCAGGAACGTCTAATGTAGGACGATTTATTGCTAAATTCCCAGGTGAGTTAGGTAACTCACTAAAAGTATCAGTGTGTGCTTCAGCTGCTGCATATAAATCAACATTGACTGGAACATTTAGTGTAACATCGAATACAACTACTATTACATTTTCTGCTAACCAATCATCTGCAATTGCAGCAGGTG